CGACGCCAGGATAATTACCTCTAAAATTACCGTTGTACGAGCATTGAATTAGCTCGGCAGAATTGTAGCCGTGAAGCTTAGCCAAAAACGTTTGTCCGCGCTTTTCAATTTCTTTGCCGTTGCGGTCTGTAATCACGGAGTTATTGACAACGTGAATTTTTACAACTTGACCGTTGACTACTCTCGCATAATGTGCCATTAGACCGCTACCCTCACAATCACAATACCTGATCCACCTGAAGCTGTTGAGGAAGAACTGCCACCGAGCGCTGTAGCACCGTTACCTGTATTAGCTGCGCCGTTTAATGGGCCTCCAGCACCGTCACCTCCAGCGGCGTAGGTCACTGCTGAGCCGGTAATAGAGTTGGATGTTCCCGCCCCACCTGTCGTGCCTGACCCTGCCGCGGAGGACCCACCGCCACCGCCAACACTAGAACTGCCCCCAGTTGCCCCGTTGTTTCCAATCAGAATTGTTCCAAGACCCCCAGCGGCACTGTTAGCTGAGCCTCCCCCACCAGAAGCCCCCGGCCTTCCACGCGCTCCAGACCCTGAAGCCGAATCCCCACCGCTTCCACCACCGGGGACAACAAAAGTGTCTAACCTGCTACCCCCACCAATGTTGACATTGATCGAGGCGGCAGCACCAGCACCGACAATAACTGTAAGAGTTCCAGCGGCCAAATATGCGTTAGTCAGAGGCAAGTATCCGCCAGCGCCACCCCCAGCGTTCCAGCTAGACGATCCACCTGTAGCTCCACCACCACCAACAATCAAAAGGTCAGCCAATCCAGCCTCAGAGATCGTAATCGACCCATCGCCAGTGAACTCGTAAATATCGTAGGTAGTCCCACCAATCACAATCCCAGAAGTAATAGTAGGTGAGCCTGTTGTCGCAGACACAACGGCCGCGCCAAGTCCGCCAACTGCGTCTAGCCATGCTGCGCCGTCCCAGATTTTGGCTGTGGTGAGTTGATAGGTCATTTAGGGAGCCTCGATCCATACGTCACCGGCTTGTAGTGTATACGCGCCGGATGGGTCTACGCTGCCGACGTAAATTTTGTGGCCGGGGTCTCCGTCGGTGTTGATTGTTCCGATAGCGTCTGATACTGAGGCCATGCCGAGATTGAGGAGATCGCTGGCGAGTGCTTCGGAGTCGTCTTCTCCGTACTGCCAGATTCCTTTGGTGTCTAATCCTCCGGGGCCGGTGGGCATTTTTGTTATCCTCCTAGAGCTGTGATGCGTGCGTCGAGCGCGTCGATTTGGGCTTGCAAAGATGTGATGTCTGTGGCGGGTGCTGCGCCGAGATTTGCTCGAGCGTCTGCTGCGTTGGTGGCTCCGGTGCCACCCTTAGCGATAGCGATGACTGGCAGTCTGTCGGCGGCGAAGACTCCCGAGGTAATTTGGGATGCGGTGTGACTGCCTGAGGTGATGTGATTGGCTAGGTAGTCGCGGCTGCGATTGTATTCGTTATAGCCTTCTCGAACGTCGTCGGTGGGAAGCACTAGGTCAAAGCCGAGTGCTGAGGCTGCGTCTCCGATTGCCATTTTGATCTCCTAACTCAGAAAAGTGTCCCATGAGATTCCGACAGATACTTGATCCCACTCGAGGCCTGTCGTAATTGCTTTGACGCTGTCGGTAATGTCTTCTACCTGGTCGCCGTAGATTGCGGTTAGCTCTGCGACGCTGCCGTAACCCAAAGTGGTCCAATCTGCGAGCGTAAAGAATGACAGTCGGGCGTCGAGCCATGAGACGACGGGGTTCTCGGTCAGGTTGCGGCTAGTAATTTCCATTTCGGCGTCTGGCAGCCTAAAGGTTACCGAGACAACGAAGCCGGTCTGCGCGAAGCCTGTCGGGGGCTCGATGGTGACTGCTTGCCCGGGTGTGGCGTTATAGCGGGAAACTGCGTTCACGTCGATGACGCGGCCGCGGGATTGGATGCGGTCGAGCATGCCTTGGGCTTTGCCGGGTCCGGGGTAGACAGTGTCGTCGAGGCGTTCGACGTATGCAGCCCGTGGGACTGTCGCTCCGGCTACGTCGTAGGCGATGTGGTTTTCGCCGAGATCGTCGACCCACCGGTACTCGATGACGACTGCGTCATACCAGACGCTTGGGTCGTAGGTCATTGAGTCGGTGTGAGTGACCATGAGGTTGGTGGGGCTTACTCGGAGTTGCCCTGGCGTGGTGGACTGTCGTTCGGTCAGATACCAATTTCCCTGCTCGTCTGACCATAAGCGCAGACCTTCGGGGCTGAGGATCGTGTCGAGATAGTCCCATGCTCTGTGACCGGGCTGCCAGATCGTTGCTTCGGCTTCTGAGACTGTCCCGGTGGCCGGTGTGCCTGAGATTGTGTCTCCGTGACGGTCTAGGACAAGCTGAGCGATCGTGGCGATGTCTGTCGAGCTTGGGTCGTAGCTTGAGGCTGCCACGATGGTGTCGAATATGAGTTTAGATTCGTTCGAGGTCGCGCGGAGTTCCATTTCTTTGTCGACCTCGTTATAGGTGCGCTCTGTGATATAGAGATCGAAGTCTCGAGTTTGGCTGGCATAGTTGATCCGGTTCCATGAGCCGAATAACCGGTTAGTAATGGATGATGGGGAGACGCCTCCGAATGAGGTGATGACTGCGACGCTGCCGCCTCCTGTTTCGGTGAGGGTTCCGAGGTCCCAGATTGTGCCAAAGTCTTGCCGGATTTCGCCCGATAGTCGCAGCTCCCGGTCTGTGAGGTCGATTAGGTCCATGTCTAGGGCGTCTGGCAGCGCAGCGATGATCCGCATTTCGGCGTAGGGTGCCCGTGACTCGTCGAGGCTTAGCTGTGCCTCTTTGATTTTGAGTTCGATGTCGAGCGGTGTGATCGTTGCGGTTATTGAGTGCCGGTCTCTGATTGAGGTCACTAGATGACCTCCTGGTAGTCCATTTCGATTATCCAGTTACGGCGGCCGACGGGGTCGAGCCCCATTTTCATTACTCCGGTGCGGACAAAGCTCATGCCGATTTCGGGGTGGTCTGTGTCTGTTAGTTCCCATGTCCCGATCGTGCCGAGTGCTTCGTACGCGACCCACGCGTTTGTTTTTGACTCAAAAAATAAGTGAAGCGTACCGTAGCGCAGGCCGTCGAGTTCGAGGCTTACGTCTTGCTCTGCTTTGCCGATCACGTTGTGAAGCACGTTGCGGGATTCCCGCTCGGTGTTGTACTCGAGGACTAGGTCGGGTGTGATGCTGCTAATGGCGTCTGTGATGGTTGTCGTCATTGAATTGTCCTCGTTATTCTCACGTTTAGGTCGGGCACTCTGAGGCTTAGCAATTCCCGTTGGAAGCGGCTCAGTTGGTCGAAGGCTGGGGTCATGTCAAACTCCGGGGTTGCGTCGGTTTGGCTCATGATGTTTAGGCGGCGTTGACCTTCGTCGATAATGTCGTTATTTTCTGATAGCTCGACACCAACGTCGCGGTAGGTCCGGCGGATGTCTAAGGCTGTGTTGACTGCGTCTTGTTGAATTTCAGCTTGACGACGTATCGGGTCGAGTAGGTCTTCCTGTTCTCGACGGTAAGCACTGGCGGCACGCTGCTTTTCCTCGTCAAACGCGGTGATTTCGCCGAGGTTTGCGATTTGGTCGTCGTAGTACCCGTTGATTTGGTCCTCGACCTCTGCGCGTTTGTCACCGAGTCCCACTTGGGCTGCCACGAAGTCGGTCCAACTAATACCGAGGTTGTCGAGGTCTTGTTTGAATTTGTCGCGCTGCTCTTGATCACCGACTAGCGCTTCGAACGCTTCGATCTTTTGGTTTTCGGTGACCATATAGACACCGGCCTCGACCATTTGTTGCGCCATGTCCCAGGTCGCTTCGGCGACTTTGGCAGCTTCTTCTTTTTGTTTGTTTAGCTCAGCGCTGACGAGACCTAGTCCGGCTGCGGCTGCCAGTCCCGCTGCGGCTCCGGCTGGACCAAAGCCGGAGAACATTTCGGCGGCCGCGCCTTGGAAGCCGTCGACGATGGATTCTGCGGAGCCGTCAAAGGATGCTGCCACCTCCTTCGCGTTGGAGAAGCTGTCGTCCTTCATTTGGGTAGTAGCTTCGCCTACGTCGTCCGCAGCTTTGTCGTAGGAGCCTGAGATTTCTTTGCCGAGTTTCGATGCCTCTTGCTTGGTTTCCCGTGCGTAATCCGCGAAGGATTTTTCCATATCTTCAGCGGCACCCTCAGCGTCTTTAGCTAGATCGTCGAACGTGTCACCGACTGACTCGATGATCTCCTCGGCACCCTTCATGCCCTTTTTGAACTCGCTAGTGTCCGTGGTGAGGTCTAGTTTCACGCCTGCCATGGTTAGGTCCTGTTCTCTACTAGGTCGATAAAGGTTTTGACTGAGGTTTGTACCCAAAGGCTGAGGATTCTGGGGACAGTCTCACGGGCTGCCGGGTAGAAACTGTAGCCTTTGGGGTCGCGGCGGTCGAGCTGAGCTGTGGCGCTTTTGTTTCGCATGACGTATGGTTTGCCGAGCTTGGAAGTGCTGCGGATTGTGCGAAGCCGCTGCGGGTTTGCTCCGAACTCGAGCGCATACCATTGGGTCTTACCGTTGAGACCACCGGACAACGGCCTGCCGGTGGTCGCAGCGGTAAGCGTGACGCCTTTGTTACCGACTGACACCTTCGCTGTGTTGGCTAACACTTTGAAACGTGCTCGTTGGTTGCGGCCGCCGGACAGTGAGGTGGACTCCGCTATGGCGCTGCGCCACACCGGGAGGATCACCTTCTTTGACTGCGCGTTGACCGCTTTTCGTATCTCGGGCTCAGCTTCTTTGAGCGCGATGACTACTGCTTGGATCTCACGCGAAGCTAACGCGGAGACCTGCAACATTACGGCTCGACTAGCGTTGGCACGCCCTTGACGGGGAGGCTAACGGAAGTGGTCGCAAAGCTGCGAGTATCGCCACCGATCGAGCCTGCAACGATGTGAAGGTCCATCGTAAAGGATGGGCCGGAGCCGCTGCGGGGCTTGAGGATTGCGCCGGTGATCTCGGTGCCTTGGTTGTTCCAAAGAAAACGTGACAGTGACGATGCGGAGTCCCAGTCTTGGACGAAGGTCAGGTCGAGTGACCAATCGGTCGAGGACTCGGGAAAGTGAGCGTCCGGGGTGAGACCGTAGAAGGTCGTCGTCGATACGCTTGGGGTCAGGGTTGCGGTCGAGGCGGCTGCTTCGTAGTCGTCTCCGTCGAGGGTAAGCACCACGTCTTCGTAGTAGAGCGGTGCAGGGGTGATGGTTGCCATTTGCTAGTCTCCTAGTTCTGCGGTTGCTTGGGTTGTTATTTCGTAGCCCATATATCTGTCGAGGTGTACGACCTTGGTGGCCTCACTCCATGTCAGATTGGGGAGGGTGTTCACTGCGGTGAGGGCTTCGACGAGCAAGTCGTCGAGGTCGTCTTCGGCAGCCTTCGCGTCGGTGTGAGCGCTAAGTATCATGAGCGCTATTGTGACCGTAATTTTGGACAGTGGCGCGTATTCGGATGGTGTGAAGCTGCGGACGCTTACCAGCATGGTGGGGCGTGTGATCGCGTTTAGTGACCGCTCATCGTCGATGACGGTCCAAGTGTTTGGCAGCTCAGCGGTGAGGGCATCGACCGCTGCGGATCGCATGCTCATTAGCCGGTCACCGGGACGCCACGCCGAGGGCGTAGTAGCTGCTTGATTTGCCAATCGAGTGGGAATGGCCGGATGGTAAACGTGTCGGAGCCGATGTCGCCGTTGGTGGCGTCGACTAATGCACCGTTGTAGATGTTGCGGGCTTGCAAGATTTGGCCCATACGGTAATAACGTGGGACGGCAGCGCCGTCGGCCAGGGCTGGCGCGTAGTCGATGACCTGGGTCTTTGCGATCTGTAGCAGCTCGAACAATACGTCGTCGTCGATGGTGCGAGAGTCTATCCACTGCGATCGTGTGATCGCTAGGGTGGCCCACTCCTCGGCTGTGTCGTCTGCGACGATTTGCACTGGGTCGACCTGTGTTGCTGCCACTGTGACGTGGTGCTCGGTGTGGTCGATGATGCAAACGATCGTATAGATACCGACCTCGGTGAAGATTGAGGTCTCCGGGAAGGTTACCTCGATAACGTTGCCTTGCACTACTCCGGTGAGTGTCGTGATTTCGGTGCCGGATGGGTTGGTGGCCGTGACCTCGATCGTGTCATTACCGTGTAATTCTTGGGGCACTCCATTGAGTTCGGGGAGCACCGTCAAGACCTCGTGCGGCGTATCGCCGACGTAGTAGTAAGTCATGACGGTGCTCCCTTCGTTCGTTTGCTTATTCGGCGTTGTTGATGATGCGTGACAGACCGTTGGTGTCGTCGATGCGAGCAGCGACGTAACCGAACACCGCCTCGTCGACTCCACCCTTGGCGATGTCGAGAGCGTTCACGCGGATCGGTGATCCGGGCAGCTCGTGGACAGTGATTGCGTCACGGGCACCGACCAGCACGTCTCCGGCAGCCATTTCGGCGTGGGGGACGATACGGAAGGATTCCATTTCGCCGCCTTCGAGATTCAGGCTCATGCTGAGGAACTCGAGAGCGTTGTTGGTCTGGATGAGTGCCAGCTCCTCGTACACGTCGGGTGCGACGATTGCGAAGGTGGGGAGTGCGTCAGCGTTGGAGATGACGTTGAGCGATCCGCGTACCAGCTTGACGAGCGACTCGGCAATACCGGATGGGATGGTGCCGACCTCGGTTCCAGCGCCTACTGCGGTGAGTGCGGTGCTGAGGACGTAGTTGTCGGACTGCTTTGCGTAGCTGTCAACGGCGTAACGCATCATGGACTCGAGCACGTCGGTCTGACCGAAGTCGACAAACTCGCGCGCGATGTCCCATGCGCCCGCGAAGCGCTGCAAGGGAACAGTGTAGGACTCTGCAACGGGAGCGTTCGAGGGAACGTCTGCCTTGTTGCCGGTCCACTCTGCAACCTCGGGCTTCGTGGTAAAGCGCCAACCGATGACCGAGGTCGAGGTGAGTGCTTCGGATGCGAGGTTAGGGATGACCTTACGGGTGAAGCGACGGCCGTTCCACAACTCACCGACGTACTGAGGTACGACGGTCGAGGTGCCGACTGCGCCTTCTCCGGTGATTGCCACGTCCTCGAGGGCTGCCATGAGGCGGCGGTCTCCGGTCGTGCGAGCCTGCGCGATCATGCTAAACACGTCGTGCTTGCTCAGTTCGGACTTTTTGGGGGTTGCGGTCACCGAGGCTTTGAGGGTCTCGGGCACGCGGGCGTTCAGTGTTTCGTCCACTGGTGTTTCCTCCTGTGCTGGTTCAGGCTGCTCCTCGGCGGCCATTGGGGTTAGTTCGACGTGCTCGTCGATGGTGACAACGTCTCCGTCGACAACCTTGGTGCGGGTGATAATCCGCTTCCAAACGTTGCCGTCTTCGTCGGTGTATTCGTCTTCGATGGTTTCGATGGCACCGCTGTCGGTGGTCACGTCAACCTCCTCGACGTCTTGCTCGATTTCGGAGATGGTCTCCTCGTCGACAGTGTCGGCAGCCATTAGGCGTGCCGATGGGAATGCTCCCTGAGTTACGAAGGCGGCTCCGGTGAGGGCACCGGCGACCGCTTCGCCTGCTTTGATTACCACGTTTTTTACCTCCGCGGATAGGGCTTTGAGTTTGCCGGTTTTCTTACCCTGCTCGATTTCTTCGAGTAGAGCGTCGCCTTCGGGGTTCTCGCCGACCTTGAAAGTAGCGACAATTCCCGAGGGAGTCTCTGTGGCCGTCACGATACGGGCGACGGGTTCCATTTGGTCATGGTCCAAGTTGGCCTGCAAGACCGAT